TACTGCATATCGTTGTTGTGCTCTTTCATCTATTTTGCCAGCAGTCTTAACGAACTGGAATGCAGAAGATCTATAACCCATTTTTTCCATTAGATCAGCAATAGCTAGCAATCGTTCACTATCAAGCTTGTAACAAAATTCTTTAAATATTGCATCTACATAGGGTTTAAATTCGTTAGGTATTAGATCTTTCATACCCATACTAACAAGATCATCAACTGCTGCTTTATCTTGCTTGGTGATTCTCCACATCAATATTCTAACAGCAGGCCCAAACTTTTCATCTCTTTTAAAATTTTGTGCGTCAGTAATAGATCTATTTCTTGCAGCAGCATCATTAATTATTGCGGCAATAAGTTCTTTATGTGATTTAGTTGGTGTAGATGAAACTTGAGTTTTAGGTGCCTTAGATAAATGAGGATTAGGTTCGGCACCGTCTATTTCAATACTCCAAATTTCCATTGGAGAAACATTTTTAAACTCTTGTACACCTCTGCTAATGTATTTAAGATCTTTTAATTTACCAACAACTAATTTATATACAGTCTCGGTCATAGTTACGCCGCCGTAATCAGCTAGACTTTCTGTTCTGGCTGCTAGATTTACAGCATCGCCCATAAGATTAGTACCATATATCCATACTTCACCTACATGCATGCCTATACGCCAGCGCATTCCATTTTTAAGTTTCTTAATTCTAGCTTGCATTTCAATAGCAAATTTGACTGCATCTACTGCACTGGCAAATTCAATCAATACACTATCCCCTCCAGTATTAAACAAACGTCCTTTACTGGAGTCTATGAGTGGATCGATAACAGCACGGCAGGCATCCAACTTTCGTAGGGTGCCTTCTTCGTCTTGTTGCATAAGACTGCTGTAACCGATAACGTCACTGCAGATAATGGTGGCGAGTTTAGTTTCCATATAAATATTTATAGTAACCTTACTTAAAAAAGATGAACTTAGACTGGGATTCTATCAATAAAACGCAAATAGCTATGAGCTCTGTGCTTATACTTGTAGTCATATTTCTAATACTTCTATTATGGATATGGCACAGGAATAGCGAAAGCAACATAGATTTAAAGGATCTTATCTGTTCAAGAGGCAAAATTGACGAAAAGAAATTTGTCAGATTTGGCGCTTGGATAGTAAGTACCTGGGGTTTTGTATATTTAATAGTGGAAGAAAGATTCAGCGAATGGTATTTTATGGGATATATGACTGCCTGGGTAGGAAATGCTTTATTGGATAAGTATTTAACTAAAAAGGATGAATATGAACCTAAACCCATTATTAAACCTCCAGACAACAAGCCAAAGTGGAGAGAAGATGACGGAAGATAAAAAACTAGAAGAAAAGAAACCACTAACAAGATCAGAACGTGAAGCAAAAATTAAAGACAAGGCAGGATTTATTATTGTCTTTTTAGCTGCTATTTTGGCAATAAATACTATGTTAGGTGGTTCGAATAGTAGTAAGATTCAAAACAATACTATTCAAGCAAATAATATGTGGGCTTGGTATCAAGCCAAGAATGTTAGAGGTGTACTATACGAAATTAATGCTGCTGAAACGCAAATACCTGCCAATAAAGAAAAATTTGAGGCAGAAGCAAAGCGCATGAGTGATGATAAGAAAGAGATTATGGAAAAAGCCAAAGTCCTTGAAGCTGAAAGGGACGCGGCTAAACTTAAATCACCATGGTTTACTTGGGGCGGTAGCATATTACAAATAGCAATTGTACTATTAACTGCAAGTATTTTAGCAGTCAGTATGTCGATGTTCTATATTAGTGGTATTGTTGGTGCAGTAGGTGCTTTATTAGTGAGTCAAGCTGTTTGGATGTGGATGCCCTTATAATAGGACATACTAATGAAACACTTAATTACTGTATTCGCAATACTTTTATTGGTGAGTTGCGATTCAAGATATAGATACCCTTGTCAAAATCCAGACAATTGGGATAAAGATTATTGTAAAAAACCTTATTGCGAAGTATCTAGAGATTGCCCGGAACATATATTCAAAGGACAAGAAGGTGTTGCATCATTTTCAAGTCCAGGGAATAAATGCGAGCAATGTAAAGGAAAATAAAAATGGATTTTAAAAAGATGTTTAAAGACCCTGGAATTGAAGATAAGGGAACGGAAAAGAAAGTAATGACTCCACCAATTAAAAAATCAACTACTCCTGAAAAGAAAGATGGTCACAATTCTGAAGTAAGATCAAGACCCGGTGAAAGGTATACAGAAAATGAACTCATGGTTCGACTTAAGTTTATTATTGGTTGCTGCTTGGCTTTCACTCTTATTGGAATTGTATTTACCGTTCTTTATTCTATTATGTTTGTTACCCAACCTCTTAATGCAATCAGTCCGATCGATCAAAAGTTCTTTGAACTCATTATTCCGGTAGCTACATTCTTATGTGGTACCTTATCTGGTATTATGCTAGCTGGATCAGGTAAAGAAGCAGCGATGGCTGGTGCAGCGGCTCAGGCAAATGCAATGAACGGACAAAAGAACTTGTCCTCACCTGGTGGTATAAGACCATTGGGCGCAGTATCGGCAGGTCCAATAGGTCCTTCTAGAATGATGGACGATCCTATGCCAGGTCCAATGGATGATTCAATGATGCCAGACCCAATGCCAGGACCAAGTGCTGCTCCTTCAGGTGGACCAGCAGTTAAGAAACCCGTTATAAGACCAGTAAGTGTATAATAGTATATTTGATTATTGGATAGCAACATGGTTATGGGGCATCTATGCCCCTCTCATGTTAATACCTACCCCAACCCCTAATATCTGCAAGGAATAATATGGGTATAGAAACAGATTTTGGTTTTATGAATTATGCTGATTCAGGTGGAGGAGGTAGCGATCCTTCTGCGTATTTCTGGAGAATGGGAGGAATAACCTATGATTATGTTGACCTAGGAGCTTTAAATGAAAAAGGACCCGAGGATTATACTGGCACTATTTCTTTAGTAACAGATTACGGTACAGATATTAGTACAGACCTAGGTAATTTTAATGCTGCCGATCCTGTTAATTCTTTTGGCCAAGGTGTAGTTAGTTATGATGAAGGATTTGTTGAAAATGCGAATTCAGAAAAGGAAATTAGACCAGGCCCAATTAGTTATACTATAAATTCAATAGAAGTTACTAAATCAGAAGCCAAGGATTTAGTAATAAGTATATTAGAGGAAGAACAAAAGGCTACACTTGGTTTACTACAAGATACTTCATACAACGATTCTACTTATGCTCCATCTGAAGGAATATACATTGAAGAAAAAAGAGTAGATGGTGGGTATGTTCGGGTAGAGGATGCCATTACCGGGGAGAAAGAATGGATTCAAAGACCTACTCCAAATCAAATAGTACAACAGTTGGTAATACAACAAGCAGTAATTGATTTATTACAATCCAATCCAAGGGGATTTTATCTTGGATATGAAGATTCAGACACTGTACTATTTTCTCCGAGAAGAGTTACACTCCAATTTGATAACATTTTTGATGACGTGCAAAAATATGATGCAGACAGAGAGACATTTATAAATGCCATAACTAGTTCTGAAAGATTAGTAAATAGTACATTAGGCACAAATGTTAGAGTTGCTCCCCCAGGCGGAGGGTAATGGAAGCGGGGGTTGGAATCGCACCAACGGCCTCTGGATTATGAGTCCAGCGTTCTACTTCTGAACTACCCCGCAATAGACTGTTTATTTATATGGTGCCCCCTCACGGAGTCGAACCGCGCACCAACGGATTATGAGTCCGCTGCTCTAACCAAGCATGAGCTAAGGGGGCTTTATCTGGCACAACTAACTGCTACAGTTTCATCTCTTTCAGTATAAGGATTCTTGACCGTAATAAAACACTGAGTAGGTTGAACAATTACCGGTTGCTGAGGCACTACTATATAGTCTGGTTGCTGTACAATTACTGGGGCTGGCCTTGTTAAAGCATATCCTATCACACCCCCAATCAAAGCTGGAGCAATCCAACCATGACTATGATTCCAATGGTGATGTCTATGACCGTGACCATGATGACCTGGACCAGCGAACACAGCTGTGCTAGCAAATAAAACTAAACTGGCAATTAACTTTTTCATGCGAATCTCCTCGACTTAGAATAATTATATAGCCGTTAGACTCATTCGTCAATATTTATTTGCCTTGTCCCCTGTATTTTTTGAAACTTCTTTTAACCGATTTATTCATAGTAGCGGTCTTAGTGCCATTTTGTCTAGTTTTCTTTTCAACCTTATTATGTTGCTTACCGTCTTTACTCATACTTTCTCCTCAAGTTCATTATCAACACCTTTATTCTCAGTACCTCTTTTATAAGACTCGTTAGTAAGATTCTTATCTTTATTTGTAATAGTTCTTTTATTACATTCAGAGCATAGAGAATAATAAAATCTATGTTTAACAGGTCCACCCACCCATTTATAATTAGTTTCAATTACTTCAGAATATTGAACTAATTTATCCGCACATTGTTTCGGATCGCATGTAGGTAGACCAGTATCAGGATCAAGATATACAACTGGACTGGGTGCGTGCTTTTTAGCCATATTACTTTTTGAAGCCAGATGCTAATTGAATGCCTGAACCGAAAATTGAATTGTATTGATTGTAAAGTTCTTCTACTGGTTCGCCCATATAAATGATATGATCTGTAGAAATTTCGATCACGGATCCCTTTAAATGCTGTGCTGCAGGGAACATACCCATAGATGCTTTGGAAGGATCATTACGAGAAGGAATAAGTTGCATAGCGCAAGGATTTTTAATATCAAGCGTTTCTCCTTCACCTACAATCTCACCAATAAATTCTTCACCTGTGCTAAGCTTAACAACTTTAATCATAATTTCTCCAATAAAGTCCCCCTTTCGGGGGACTATTTTAATTATATTTTCTATGCTGTTCCAAATACTTTTGTACTTCTTTATTAATTCGCATTTGGCGACCTTTAATCATCGATTTGATAACAGTAGAAATACATTTAGCAATAGCCATTACATTAGTCCTTTTTGTTGAAGTATTTTTTCTCTATAAGAGAAATCTGCTCGATCAATACTTTTAGAGAGATAAAGCTCTGCAACTGAAGGAACTTTAAATTTTTTCTCTAACCATGACCAAATAAGGCTTAGATTAGAGATTAGTGTCATTTTCTACCAGTAGTTGTTTATCGGATTTTTTGGCTTTAGATTCGCCGTTTTCTTTTACTTCAATTTTGCGAGGCTTCTTGTGCTCTGGAATAATTTTCTCAAGAGCAATACGAAGCATGCCATTCATCATTTCTGCATTTTCAATCTCGATGTGGTCATCTAGAGCAAAAGTGCGAGTAAAAGCGCGACTTGCGATACCCTTAAACAAGAAATTATCATTATCATCTGCAGTATTACCACTGATGATAAGCTTGTTGTTTTCAAGAGTAATCTCGATATCTGATTTACCAAATCCGGCAACTGCTAGTTCAATGACGTATTTGTTATCCTCAACTTTGCGGATATTGTATGGGGGATAGTTAGGAATATTTTTGGTCAAATCATCGTGTAGCTTAGCCATACGATTCCAATTATCATCGAAACCCACATAGAACTTATCTAAGTCCTTAAACATATCCAAAACGTTACGTGGTACTAGTGTCATAGTAGTTCTCCTATTAAGCGAGTTAAAGTTTCCAACCCATATGGCGTTGGCACCAGTGGATATTTTACTAGCCTTCGCTGGTATGCTAGTCCCATCCCGGGGATAATATTATTTATATGCTTACGACTCTAATCCCATCTGTTTTCTGATCTTTGTGGCAGAAATACTATGGACAGAATCATCAAAAACTTCTTGCTCTATTTTATACCCAACATCTCTACCATAAGTAATATTGACAATGTTAGGTACCACCATTATTGTATACATACCCTGATATAATGGGTCAAGATCTCTTTTTATGTAATCAGTTACTTGATTAATAGCAAAGGGATTAGATCCATTCCATCCTTGACAGTCTCTAATCATTATACATACTTGACCTGTTTTTGCCAAAGCTCTTTCAAATAATGCTCTGTGCCCAGCATGCCAAGGTTGCCAACGACCTAGCATTTGTACAGTTTCTTTACGCCAATCAAACATAGGTCTTCTTTTATTGGCAATAATCATTTCACCTACATACTGTACCCATTTATCCGCATTTTGTTCTGTGATACGAAAATCATAAATGTCTGGAGGTACAAACATTTTATTTGTGTCATCATATCTGCTTTGGTCAATAGTATCCATCCAGATAGTCCAGTCGGCTTTGAAATTATGTCGCATTTCTGGCAAAGGAGCCACAAAATCGCAAATAACATAATCTCCAGTGCATTTCATTGCAAATTCAAACATTCGAATACTTTGACGAATTCTACCTTCGTGGGAAAAATCCCAATCATTGAATCGTCTACGAATTTCATCCGCATTGAACCAATCTACTTTAGTATTAACTCTTGGATAAGGAACATCACTTGTTATTTTAGATAGGTCAAAGTTACCATTTATTTCTAAATAAACTTTTAAACGTTCTGCAAAGTATGTTTTGCCCGAACCCGGTAAACCCATAATAAGAATTTTTTGCATATTAATCCACTAATTGTTTCTTTTTACCTATATTGTACTTTGTCTGCAAGTCCCAATCGTTCTTTTCTTTAAATGATATAATTTTTATCTGGGATAAAGGTGCTATATCATTATGTAGATGAGGATCAATAACACTTACTAATCCCCAATCAACAAGCAACTTAGCAATCGTATTACGTCTTTGGATATCGTTATCGGTCAGATCTGCTTGTTTACCATCTAAAGCAAATAGTTCTTTAAAATGAACAATAAAGTATCTGCCTTGCTTATGTAGAATATGACAAGACTGATATAATACTCTATCTTTTCTCGATGCTACACCAATACGAGTAAGTGTTTCTCTTACTTTAAGAAAATCGTCTGGTTGAACCAGATTAACTTCTAAAGGACTGTATCCTGGGAAGTCAATTTTAAAAAATTCATCGGCCATTCCGTCCACCTTTTATTAGTTTTCTTTTAAGGTCATTAATATTTTCATTTGAAAACAATGGAAGGACTTGGCGGGCTTTCTCTGTGCTATAGCCATAGTATTCTTTGATAACTTCCATCGCATCAATCTTCTCAGGCTTGATCCATTTGTTGAATCTTTTTTTAGCCCTAATTATATTTATTAGAAATGAATTTTGTAATGCTTTGTCGAGATGAGGACGTGAATTCATCTCGTTTGCTTGTATTACTGTATCATGACCAAAAGACAGTCCCCTATTAATCAGATATGCGTTATACTGCTTCTCTGACCAATCATCGACTATTAGATTTTCTTTAGAATAGTGTATTGCATTAATAAAATCGAAAGGCGAAATCGCAGGTGCTTTATAAGGTTGCTCTACATATTCTTCTTTCGGTTTTTCATTAAACAGGGTCGTCATTATAATCTACCCATCTTTTCGCATAGAAATCAGCCATTGTAAATGACTCGCAGAATCTTTCATGTTCAATTTCAAAATATGAATCTAAGAATACTACTCTATATCCCGTACCACGTTCTGTTACAAAAGAACATCTGGTATCTTTAAAATATTCTGCTAATTTCATTTAAACTCTACCCCCGCCATGATTTCTGTAAGACATGCCACAAGATTAATTTCTTGATCTGCGACAAATGCTGCCTTATATTGATAGTCAGCAAGAATAAGAACGAGCTGAGGAACTTGAATCACTTGATCTACAAGTTGATCATATATCTTTCTAAATATAGCAGTCGGTTCCTGATCTGAGTTACTTACTACCCATGATCGCATTGCTTTCCAATCTTTATCCCTCAGTGCATTCTTTAGTGCATTTAAACTTTCGTCGGATATATTTACCAGAATACCTTCATCAATCTTACCCGATACCGAGTATCGCTGCAATTCATTTAGAATACGACGATAATCAGGAAAGTGCTTCAACAATAATGTAGCAATAACCTTTTCATTATATTCTACATTCTCATTCTCAAGAATAAATTTCACTCGCTTCATAAAACGAGAAGCGATCTTTGGTTTATCCTCTTTAGTAAGTTTAAATTCAACTACAGCACATCTTGAATGCAGAGGTGCAATGATTCTATTCTTAAAGTTACAAGTAAAAATGAATCTACAATTTGCTGAGAACTCTTCGATAAATGCCCGAAGAGCAGGTTGTGTTGAATTAGGATTTAGATAGTCTGCCTCATCTAAAATTACAACCTTCGTCTTACCAGTAAAGGATACACTTGAAGCAAACTGTTTGATCTTGGTACGTAGAACATCAATACCAGATTCTTCTGAACCGTTAATGATGATATAATCTGTACCTAATTGTTCACAAAGAGCTCGGGCTACTGTAGTTTTACCCACACCAGCCGAGCCACACAATAACATATTTTGAATCTCGCCTTTATCTAAGAATACCTGGAAGAACTTTTTTTGTTCTTCCGGTAAAATACAATCATCTAAAGTGCGAGGGCGATATCTTTCAACCCACAAAAACTGCTCATCACGAACTTCCATAATTTCTCCATAATATATTACTGCTCAGATTTTGCCATTTTACTCTGCAAATGATTCAATAAAATACCATATGCTGGTAAAATAACTAATAAACTAACAATCACTTTTGATATAGAATTATTGGTTGCTACAATATGCCAATTAGCAGCCATAAACTCGTTCTCTCCTCCAGCAAATGCTGTGAAGAAAAACACATATGTATCTAAGAATGTACTAACAACACTACTCAATGCAGGAGCTAACCACCAGGTTTGATACTTTTCTCTGATGTATTGAAACACGTATACATCAAGAAGATTACTAAGAAAATATGCTACTCCTGAACCTAGACCAATTCTAAATGCGACTGAGTCTGGCGCACCACCTAATTTTACTACTGCCATACTAACTAAAATTGCTGGAATAAAAGCAAGTGTAATTACTGCTCTACCAGTTTGCTTACCCAACATTCTTACAGTTAAGTCTGTAAGAACAACAACTAATGGGAAAGTAAATGCTGCTACAGCTAATGGACTACCAAACACATCGATCTTAAATTGCACAACATAATTGCTGATAGCAATAATAATGATATGCGCAAGCATTAATTTATATGCAAGTGCACGATCCACGCCATCTAAGATTTTGTTTAACATTTTTACTCCTTAAGGAAATAAGTATTTATGTGACATTAGCCCCTGTTGCCAATATATCACCTTCAAATACATACGTTCCAATGTGATTTAATTTAATGTTTAGATTCAAATAAATTTTTCCTCCAATATCTCTCCATGTATTACAGAAGAACCAATCCTCAGATTGAAATACTCCATCCTCATCAATATCTGTTCTGAAATATTCTGTATACCAAGAATTGTTTGCCCCAAAATTAGAAGCCCTTGCTTGAGGCAAATCAGGTTGCATCTTTTCAAATACATTTCTTGATATAAGCATAAACCCCGTACCAGAATGTCTTGCTTCAACTAAGCCCTTATTATTAGCTTTTTGTTCTGCAGTATTATCCATAAAGTTAATAACATAAGAAGAAGCATAATCTTTTAGATTAACATATGGTCCCCTTACTTGTGAGCCAACATAATTAATTCTATTCCAATCAATAAACTTCTTAGGATAAGCAGCACAAACAATATCTTCATCTGCACTTACCAATTCTCGAATAGATGTAGATGGAAAACTAATATCTGCATCAATGAACATGAGGTGTGTGCAAGATGATTTCATAAAGTAGTCGACGATATAGTTTCTTCCTCGAGGTATTAAACTTTCATTAGCAACAAAATACCAGTATGCTCCTATGCCATTGTTCCGTAGATCAAGAACATTCTCAATGATACTCGATGTATATCCATGGAAGCATTGTCCATTATACATGGGAGTGCCAATCATCACACTTTTTTCTTTTATGACTTTTGGTTTAATTGTTGTTTTAGATTTTTTCATAATTATTTACTCACCCCAAAAGCGTTTCTTATTGAGAAACCCCAATTGCTCTACAAGCAAAATTATTTCCCATGCGCGAGGTATGTAATACTCCCATTGATCTTGAGTACCACATTCTCGTTCACTTATAATGCGAGCAACATATTGAATATTTTCTTCACCTTTTATCATACTACTGAATCAGGTTCCATAGCAACAAAGTATTCAATTGACTTTGTTTCATGTTTAAAATGGAAGAATTTCTTCTTACTAATAGTAACAGAATAAGCATCCGGAATCAACTTGAAGTTTTCAACTGCCATATGACATTCAAAGTCCTCAATGCCGGGCCCAATCTGTTTATTGTAACTATTCGCAGTATCATTCTTTTTATCACCAACAGTTAAAACAACTTGTTGATTGCTACAACTTACTGAAATAGTAGGAGCTGCTGTGATTGCCGCTGCCTTCATAATCATATTAACATCTTCAGCAGTCAACTTAAACTGATAATGGTTATCAAGTTCAATGTTCTTGTCTGGTGCTGCTACAATGACATTAGCATTAGAATAAAAATACTCAAACTTACCTCCATCCTTTGAGATGGTCAAAGACTTTTCACCAAACTCTACATTCTGTTGATCCATTAGAGTCAACAATGCTAACAATGAATTTAGATCATAGATCGGAACTTCAACAGGAAAGTCTTCTGCTACAGATGCCTTGGCAAAAATATTCTTAGCAGTACTAATTGTTGATAAAATTTTACCCTTGCGAATAAGAATATTGCTGTTGATGCTCGCAAAATTCTTAAGAATTTGAATTGTTTCATTACTAAATTGCATCTCATTTTCCTTTATACTCGATGAAAATCTGTTTCTTGGTTATTATTAGTTGTTTCTGTATCATGTACATACAGCATTATTAATGCATAGTGTATAATCTTTAGTATGTCCTTCCTATTCCTTCCTTCTTTTTTCCCATATCTTTGGGAATACTTCATGATGTTACCGACAGTATGACCAATACCATGACCAGAATCAATAATGAATTCTGTAGTTTGAATTTTCCCTTGGGCGTAGTGTTCATTATAAGTTGAATCTACATATTCTTGAATTTGGGTTAAAAGTTCTTTTTCATTGTATTTGTAATTAATATCTTTCATAATTTTCTCTCATGCTTTGTATCATTAACTCTTCAATATTACAATTAGGAATCCATTCTAAAATATTTTTACATTTTTCTAAACTGCCTAGAGCGAACTTATTGACTTCTTTTTCTATTACAGATCTGTTCAATGGATAACCATGAAACAATTGTTGATAAGTATTCCAATAATTTTTCGGTTGTTCATATGTGTAATTCAACTTAGTGTTAAAAGCTTTTTCTGCATATTGAATAATATTTTTCACTGAGGTTAAAGTTTCGGTGCATACATTAAATATTTCATTAGAAATATTTTCTTTTTTAAGGCATTGTTCTATACATTTAGTAACATCATTAGCGTGGATATAGTCTCTAACTTGATCACCGTTTGAATAAAATGTAATTTTTTCTTTATTCTTATGTTGTTTAACAATATAATTTATTAAAGGGGGAGTTATTCTATGGATATCTTGTCTTGGTCCAAACACATTGAAAAATCTTAATGTTACTACATCCATATTATAATTGCTATTGTATGACAAAACTATATCTTCCATCAATTTTTTTGATAATGGATAAAATAATCTAGGATTAACTTGTATTGTTTCCTTGAAAGGCGCGTCTGAAACATTATTGTTCTCATAAATCGCAGATGTACTTGCAACTATTACTCTTTTAATCATACATTTTTTGGCAGCATCTAGCACTGAGGCTGTGCCTGCAACATTTACTTGAAAACATTCATTTGGATTACTTTCACATGCGGGTAATGATGATATAGCAGCTAGATGTATTATATTTTCTACATTATATTTTTCAATAGATTTAACTAAAAGTTCATTATCTCTTATATCACCAACAATCAATTCACAAAATTTTTTACCATTTTCCTCAAGATTTGATAGATAACCATTATTTAAATTATCAAATCCAATAACTTTATAGTTTTTGTTTATTAGTTGTAATGCTAACGTAGAGCCAATTCCTCCTGCTGCTCCTGTAATTAGTATAGTCAAATCATTTCCCCTAAATTATCAGCATCTCTTTTCAGGTTAATAGCAATAGCAGTAGGATATGGGTTGGTTTTAGCATAATCATTTATTATTATTCTTTTAGAATGATGGATACCCATGATTAAATCACAATCAACAAACCCAAGTTCATCTAACATAGATCTGGTAACTTGTCTATATTTTTCAGGTCTAGCAGTACAAAATATAATTTTACACCCTTCACTTTTTTTATTTAGTAATACTTTAACATTATTTTCTAATGCCTCATATCCATTATTATACCCTTCTTTAGACACTAATATAGTACCATCTATATCACAAAAATATGTAGGTTTATTATTATATTCATACCAATCTTCTATAGTACCTACATCAATAAAATCTTCAACTTCACTTTCAAAAAATACAGTGCCTGACGAAATCAAATAATCAATTATATTGGAAACAAATATTTCCTTAGTTAAATTATCTTTTAAATTATCAAATGCGTCTAAAAAACTTTGAGCGGTTTTAAATTGATATCCGCCGACACAAAAATGATTGCTCACTATACTTTTTTCTACAACACAATTTATAATATTTTGATTATTTGATACAGTATAACTTTTAGCTCCAGCGGTCTTTATATTAGGATGTTTAGATAGTTTAGCAATATAGATAGCATTACCTTCAATCTCTGTTGTCTTATAAAATCCATCGCAGTCTTTTACTAATAACTGTTCTTGTAAATTAATATTTCCTTTTTTTATAGCTTGGTATACTGTATCAGCAGGGCCTAAAGTCGGATTATCTAGTATAACTAAATTAATTTTGTTTCCAAACTTTTCTTTAAGTTCAGAACTGACTCCATATTTTATTTCATGATCTTTTAATATTACTATAGTTACGTTATGTTTACCTATATAATGCTCAGCTGCCTTTTCAATCATTAACTTTGCAGAATAATCAGTAAGTAGATATTTTGGTCTTACACCTGGAAATCTAGATGATGCACCAGCACAAGGTATAATCACTTCCATAATTTTTTTATCTCGCTTGTTAAAAAATTTCTATCTATTATATTTTTAGTGTACGGTAAAACTCTTAATAACATTAATATAAGTATATTATCATTATTAAAATGTTCAT